CAGGCAGATTGAATGGTTTTGGTTCTGGGAATTTATCTGATGCTAATGGAAAATAACTTGATTTATTCTTTACAAAATCTAAATTTAATGCCGTTGACGATTCTCTATTATAGTTCTTTTTAAAATACTCACTTGATTGTGGTGTATGAAAGAAAACCTTATTACATTGGTTTATTGCCCCCAACTGATTCATATAAGAATGTGGTATTGCTGCAGAACCTCTGCTCTGTGGACAATCAATCCAATGAAAGAATAAAAACTTATTTACTATCTCACCATACCTCTCATCTGAAAGTGCTACCATAACATTGTATAGTAACTCTGGTTGATGTACAAATACAAAGTCTATATCCATTTTTTTCATAGATAATAGTTTTCTAAAACTCTTGAAGTCAAAAGTTGCTCTATTACTTACTGCATTTTTTGGATATGGATACTTTAACAAAGTAACATTTAACCTTGTATCATCAATTGTATGATTTTCTGGTACAACGACATAGTGATGACACATTGGTAAAAACTTTATAGTTTTCTCCACGACCTTGTAATTTGAATCCGAATTGTGTTTGTATAGATTTCCCTTAAATTTTACAGTTGATAAAAAATGTAAAATTCTTCTGCCATACAATTTATGTGATTCCATAACTTTTTATTTATTCATACTTTCCAAACTCGCCGAAAAGTATGTGAGTCCACGTTTTATTTTTTACTATCTTACGAATATTTGATGTAGATACACCATTGTTTCTTGCAAGAACTTTTATATTTCTATGACCAATCCCCCATAGTTTCCTAATCATTCTAACTTGATTTTCGGTAAGTTTGTGTTGTGGATGTAGTTCTCCTTTTAATGCCATATTACTAATATACGAAATTATTATCAATTTTCCAAATTATTCACTACTTTATTGTAGTTCACAACTACCACCAGCACATGCCAATTCACCCGATAGATTTGTGTTATCTTCTATTTCAACAATTGATGACAAGTCTACTTCTGTTAACGATTTCATCATCTCATTGTATTTTTCTTCTGTTATATCTTCAAATGGAGCTTGAATATATGTTCCACCATCATAAGGTAATACTGAAAGTCCATTGTAGTGCTCTCTATTTTCCCACATCCACTCACCCACCAATTCCCAATCTTCTGGTTTTAATGAAACAGTCGCCGAAACGTTATGTGAGTTAGAACCTTTACGATGACCCGATTTTACCCACTCACTTGCAAGTTTTTTGATTCTACTTAAAAGTGCAAGTGCAGATTCAGTTCTTATTATAGAACCTTTTGGTGCTTTTTGTGGTACTTGGATTACAGCCGTATCATGTGGTCTGAAATACTCATCCTCAACTAATTCGGGGTGATTATTTATTAGATAATTATATATTGATTCGTTTTTACCAACTCTTATTCGTCTGATGTAGTGAGTATTGTGCCAAGCATGAATACCAGAAGAAGTACCCAAGACCAAAGAAGTTGTTCCGGCCGGTTTAACTGTTGTAGTTCTAGCTGCACGATTGATTCCAATAAGTTTTGCAACACGAGTATTCTCCCTTTTTACTCTGCTAGCAGCCTGCTTCATGTCGTAACCTAAAACTACTCCAGATGCAATTCCAGTCATACTAACACCAACCAATGCTTCTTTTTCTGTTGTTTCTTGCCACACTTCTCTTAAATAATGAAATTGTGTATACCCAGCTTGAAGTGTTCCAATAAATGAAGCGGCTTTAACTCTTTCATTTAAATCATCTTGTGATACGATGTTAGAAACATTTACTTCACATAGATTACAAAATTGATAAGGTCTAAGTGCAATCTCACAACACGGGTTAGTTCCCCAATCCTTGTCGTTGTTTAAATAAATACCTGGTTCTCCAGTTCCTGATAATTCAACACGCTTCCATAAATCCATAAAGAAATCTTTCTTGATTTTGTGTCTCATTAAACAAGCCGAATTGTTTGCTCTACCTCGTTGTGGATTTAATTCCCACCAATTTCCAGACTTACATGAAATCATATCATCATCGTCGGCACTAAACAAACTAATTAATGCTGCTCTACGGATACCACCTGCCAATACTGCATCTGCAATATAACAAACAATATCATGTGCTTCTAATGTTGTTAAGTGTTCACCAGTTTCTTTTGATTCTAAAATTCCTTTTATTTTTAAAATACACTCTTTCAATGGTTGCGGCCCAGGTGCTTTACCACCAGAAGTAACCAACATTGCACCCTTTGGTCTAATATCTGAAAAATCAAAATCTATTCTACTCCCCCCACCATTCATGTATGATTTCATTAGAACTTTGATTGCATCTGCCCAACCTTCTATGGAATCACCAATTAAGAATCTACGTTTTCTTTTAGGATATGGTTTGTTAATTACTGGTAGTTTTGCAACATGATGTTTTTGTACAGAATATCCAACTCCAGTTCCACCTAATAATAAAAACATCGTTTCACTAAAACAATCAATATGGTCTATTGGTAAATATGCACAATTATAAACTCTATTTGGGGAAATCTCAATTGGTTTACCACCAAACTGCAAACTTCTCATAGATGGTAATACTTTTTTGGTATATACCATTTTATATTTTTCTTCAATCTCATCTTTTAGATTTGGGTATCGTTTTTGATGCATTTTCTTGTTTCGTGTCACTAACTCTTCCCAAGTTTCTCTCCGATTTTCTTCGGGTAGATACTTAGCATACTTCATATGAACTGTAATTTCTGATAGAATTTGATTCGATATTTCCATAGATTCCTTCCTTGTTTTTGATTGTTTGTTTTGAAGTGGTGTTTATAAATACGGATTAAAAATTAATATCCCCCTTCAATTCATTATATTTTTGTAATAAATTTTTTCTTACTAAACTCTCCCCATTGTTCATGTCTTTTTGGGTTTGTTTACCATCAATAGACTTGTCGTTGTATATATCAATTCTTCCATTTGACATATTGGCTTTTGATGGTAAAGTCATCCCATCTGGACCAAATCTGTTCTTAATAACGTGCCATCTTCCCGTTCCTGCTAACTTATCTTCTATCTTTCTACTTAGTGATACTACAAAGTCAGCTGTCATCAATTTTGAGAACGAACCTGCTATTTTAGTACCTGTAATAATATCATCGTCTGCACCACTTCTATTTATTTGAGATGCTGTATATATTGGACATTCATACTCACCACCCAAACCACGTAATGATTCCATTATTTCTTCTAATTCTTCGTGTCTTTCCTTACGACTGTTACCCTTAATCAAATCTGCATAATCTAAAATTATCAAATCGGGTCGCATGTCTTGTATTATTAACTTATCTAAACTAGCTTTAACAGAATTTATTGATGCAGTTTTGGTTGGCCAATATTTAATTATCAAATCACCTTTGAGATTTTTTACTTGTCGTTCAACTTCTTCCATATTATATTTCAAATTTGGAACTGGAATACCAGTTAGTACTGAATCGTATCGTTGACCAACATACCCCTCGTTTAATTCCAATGTATAGTGAACAACTGTCTTTCCTGCCTTTACTGCAGCCATACCAACATTTACCAATGCCCAAGATTTACCAATTCCTGGTGGAGCTGCAAATATAACTAATTCACCCTTACCGAATCCACCATCAACTAACTCATCAATTGCATCCCAACCAGTTGGTACAACATCCCTCACAGTTGATTCATATCTTTCTGTAATATGAGTCTTATACTCGTGTCCAACATCTGTGTTTTGACCTGCCTTCATAGCATCGTCAATCTTAGATTTTATAAGGTCAAACTTACCTTCTTCCAAAAGACTAACAGACTCTAATATAGCATGTTTAACCTCTTGGTTTTTACAGAACTGCAACGTTTGTTCTTTAACAAAATCTAAATCATCAGACCCCAATGCATTCCAAACTTGTTTAAGGTTGTCAACTACCGATAGTTTTAAAACATCCCTTTGTATCTTGTCAGACTCAAGTTTGAATACATCAAGTGTTGGTAATTTCTCATAACCATCAAAGTAAGATAGTATCGTTCTTGATATCCACTCATTTGACTCAGAATCAAAATATTCTGGTTTTATGATATCATATACCGTTTGAAAGAAAACTCTGTCTGAAATCAGTGCTGAGAGTATCTTTATCTGAAAGCTTGTTCCGAATCGGTGGCCGAATTTATCCATAAGTGTAAATATAAAAAATATTTTTCAAAAAACCAAATTATTTCTTGGTTTGTTTTGAGTAGTTGTCTAATTCAGACCAAGTATTCATTAACCAACTTTCTATGTTTTTGAAAGCAGTATATAACTTGTCCATCATAAACTCTTTTTTGAACTGAAATGAATTTAATTGATTTATAGGAGAATTGATAATACCTCTTACATTGGATTTTATAGAAGAGCTGATGTCTGGGTCTGAAAGTTGCATTAGTTTATAATTTAGGTCTAATACATCTTTATTATCCAATATCTTTTTCTTTAATTTTTCATCATCCAATTCAGATACACTTTCCATTAAGATATCCATATCCAATTTTTCTTTCTGTAAAAACAATAGTTTGTTGACTAATGTTTTAGGGCCTACCCCACGAACACCTGGTATATTATCTGATTTATCACCATCAAATATTCTATAAAACACCAAGTTGCGTGATGGAACGCCAAACAGTTCTTTTACATCATCCTTATATACCATTTTTTTCTTTGTTGGTTGGTATACCGAAATCCTATCATCTACTAATTGTAGAAAATCTTTATCGGATGATACTATTAATACTTCTTTTTTAAA